GGTAATGCGTTTTAGACAAGGAGGGTTCGTGGCGCATCCAGAAGATTACAAAGAGGATTCATTACCTCAAGTTGAAAGAACGTATTATTAATTATGATTCAAGCAGCACCATTAGTTTTATCATTTGCAAGAGCAGTACCGATGCTAAACAAACTTGTTGGAGCTGTAGGAATAACTGAACTAGGTAATCGTGTAAATAATTACATTCAAGAAAATCCAGACGAGTCTGCAAAAATTGTATCAATGATTATGCCTACTCAAGGTATTGCAAATGCACTTAAAAATAAATCTAGTGAAGATGTAGAAGAAGTTGAAGAAACAGAAGAAGTTACTACAGGCAGTGGAGTAGAAGAAAGAATTAGAGAGATTTTAAGAGAAGCAGGCGTTGAAGATGCGGATAATCAAGACCTAACAGATTTACCAAAAGATTTAGAAGCTAAAGTTATGTCAGGTATTGCAAAGTCCTCTACTGATAGAAAAAAAGATATGATAGAAGCTTCTGCTATTATAGGTTTAAGTGGACCTGGTAGAGAAAGAAAAAAAATGATTGATGATGTATCTGATAGATATGATGAAGGTGGTGTTGAAGACGCACCTAAACCAAAGTTTGATTTTACAAAATTTTATAAAAACAGAAGAAGAAAAGCGGACGGCGGTTCGATAGGCATTGAAGTTTTATTTGAACCCAAAGTTCCAGCGGCCCCCTCACAACTAGTATCTGAATCTGATATTCTTTTAGGTTATAGAGGAGATGCTGCATACAGAAGTGGTAGCGAACAATCTAAAAGTATTGGACAGGGGAACGTCGGATCGAAAGCAAGTTTTGGTGGTGGTCAAGGTACAGATAGAAGTGGTAGGAGCGAAGGAGCAGGAGGAGTAAATCCTAATCAATACACATCAAATCAACAAAATGTAAATCAAATAAAAGCTGACCTAGGAATCAAAGATCCTAATCTACTTCAAAAAACTTTTAACAAATATAATAGTTTACCTTTTTACGCTAAAGGTGCAATCAACACAATGGCACCTGTAGAGTTAATGAAACTATTTCAAGTGGGAAACGTACTCAACACTGGTTATAATCAAATAAAAAGACCTGTTTTAACAGATGAAGATATATTATTAGAACCAGGTGCGCTTCCGGATTTAGCATTAGGTGCAACTAAAGAAATTAGTTTTGAAGGTAATAGTCCTTTTATGAAAGATCAAATTAACGAAAGAATTATTGCAGCAGAAAATAAATATTATGAACAAGGTAAAATGCCTCCAGAATTTTTAGGTGACAAAATAAGAATGAATATGGAACTAGGAAATTACGACGGATATATGGGCCCGGGATTTGAAGACGGCGGTCGAGTCGGATTATTTATGGGCGGTCCGGCATTAGAAGGTGAAGCATTATCTATTTACAATTCTATGAACGCTTACGGTAACACCGATCAACAGATCGCGGACAAATTACAATCATTAGGTATGTACACACCAGGTGATTCAACACCTGATACACCGGATACAGGAATTATTAATCAACAATTAAATCAAGGTCGTGATGATAGTGGAGGCATAACTACATTAGAGCCTTTAACTCGTAAATCAAATCCTAATAATTTTTTAAACAAAGCATTTTCTAAAATAGGAGACTTTACAGGTTCTATGATGGATAAATTTTCTGATACTAAAGTTGGAGAAGGAATTACAGAAGGTGCAACTAAATTTAAAAATATGGCATTCACTCCAATGATGGCTTTGATGAATACAAGAAATCCACTAAACCCTAATGCATCAAATTATAATCCTTTTCTTCAAGATCAAATGGATTTTCTTGAGGGGCAGACAGGAACTAGAATATCAGGAATGCCTGACAATTTACAATTTACTGAAGGTCAAATGATGATAGGTCGAGATCCTAATTCTGGTTTAACAAAGTATGGACCTGGTTCAGTATTATCAGGTAAGAATGTGGTATCAGGTTTTGGAACGAATGATTATGAAACAATGTTAAGAGATTACCTTACTAAAATGGAAGCCAACACAAGAATTTCAGCAGCAGGAAAAGCTGCAAGAATAGCTGAAGCCGAAGAAGAACTTGCCGCAGAAATAGAGAGACAACGTCAAGCTAATCAACGTACTACAAACCAAGGAACTTTAGATTATGGTATTACTCAAGGAATTTCTGAAAGAGATTATAGAAGTATAGATAGAACCAGAGAACGAAGTGATCGACAAGATGAAGGTAAGGGCCCAGCAGGTTCTTCTACATATAATGATCCCTATGATCCAGGCGGTGGAGAAAAAGATGGTGGGTTTATAGATGGATATAATAGAAGAAAATATTCAGACGGCGGCCTCGCTACGATGTTCACTAGGAGACGATAATGGAAATAAAATACGATCCAATTAAAGGTGCTATTGTAGATACTGAAAACGAAATAAATGTTACTCAACCTGAATTTTTGCTTTGGAGTGCTACTCATCCTGAAAAAGTTATGATAGACCAACCTAAATTGACAAAAACTAAAGCACCTGGTAAGATGATGGTAAAAGGTGTTGAATCAATAACAATTAAAGAGAGAATAAAATAAATGGCTACTATAGATAAACCACTTCCGAACATTACAGAAACTGTTATCAAAGTTCCGAAGCAAGAAGAATTAGTTGAAGCAAGAGAAGAGATTATTGAAAGAAAAGATCAACAAGGTAACATTGAAGTTACTATGGATGAAGAAGGTGGTGCAGAAATTGCATTTGACCCTAAAGCCGTCTCAGGAGAAGGTGGTGAAGATCACTTTGAAAACCTAGCAGACTTTTTAGGTGATGAAGTTTTAGAACCATTAGGTGCTAAAATGGTTGATCACTACAATGAGTATAAAGAATCACGTGCTGATTGGGAAGATACTTACAGAAACGGTTTAGATCTTTTAGGATTTAAGTATGAGAGAAGAACAGAACCTTTCAGAGGTGCATCTGGTGTTAATCACCCAGTACTTGCTGAAGCGGTTACACAATTTCAAGCGCAAGCTTACAAAGAATTATTACCATCTGATGGTCCAGTTAGAACTCAAATTTTAGGAGTGGTTGATGTTGCTAAAGAAGAGCAATCTAAACGTGTTAAAGATTTTATGAACTATCAGATTATGGATCAGATGAAAGAGTATGAACCAGAGTTTGATCAAATGCTTTTTTACCTCCCTCTATCCGGTTCTACTTTTAAGAAAGTTTACTATGACGATCTTTTAGGTAGAGCCGTTTCAAAATTTGTACCTGCAGATGATTTAATAGTACCTTATTCTGCAAACAGTTTAGAAGATGCAGAAGCAGTTATTCACGTAATTAAAATTTCTGAAAATGATTTAAGAAAACAACAAGTGGCAGGATTTTATAGAGATGTAGAATTAGGTTCACCTCCAGTTGTAGAAAATCAATTACAAGATAAAAAATTAGAGCTTGAGGGAATCGCTAGAGATGGTCAAGAAGATCAATATACTTTATATGAAGTACATACTAATTTAGATTTAGAAGGTTATGAAGATATAGGAGATGATGGTGAGCCTACAGGAATTAAACTTCCTTATGTTGTAACAGTATCTCAAGCAGGACAAAAAGTTTTAGCCATTAGAAGAAACTACGGTGAACAAGATCCGTTAAGAAAAAAAGTAAATTACTTTGTACAATTTAAATTTTTACCTGGAACTGGTTTTTATGGTTTCGGTTTAATTCATATGATTGGTGGTTTAACTAGAACTGCAACTGCAGCGTTAAGACAACTTCTTGATGCAGGAACTTTAGCAAACCTACCCGCAGGATTTAAGTCTCGTGGTATTAGAGTTAGAGATGATGCACAACCCTTACAACCTGGAGAGTTTAGAGATGTAGATGCACCTGGTGGAAACATCAAAGATCAGTTTATGACTTTACCTTTCAAAGGTCCAGACCAAACTCTTTTACAATTAATGGGAATCGTAGTTAACGCTGGCCAAAGATTCGCGGCCATCGCTGATATGCAAGTGGGTGATATGAATCAACAAGCTGCAGTTGGAACTACAGTTGCATTATTAGAGCGTGGTTCTAGAGTTATGTCTGCAATTCACAAAAGAATATATGTAGGACTTAAACAAGAATTTAAATTATTAGCAGAAGTATTTAAAACATACTTACCACCGGTGTATCCATATGATGTACCAGGTGCAAGACGTGAAATTAAAGTACAAGACTTTGATGATAGAATAGATATTTTACCTGTAGCAGATCCAAACATCTTCTCACAGACGCAAAGAATCTCAATCGCACAAAGTCAATTACAACTGGCGCAATCAAATCCTCGTATGCATAATTTATATCAAGCATATAGATCTATGTATGATGCGCTGGGTGTGAAAAATGTAAATGCAATTTTGCCACCGCCTGCTCCACCACAACCAATGGATCCGGCATTAGAAAATATTATGGCAATTAATGGAAAACCATTTCAAGCATTTCCAGGACAAGATCACAAAGCTCACATCGATGCTCATTTAAGTTTTATGTCTATCTCTATGGTGCAAAATAATCCCGCAGCAATGATGAGTTTGCAAAAAAATATACTTGAACACATAAGTTTAATGGCACAAGAACAAATTCAATTAGAATTTGTAGAAGAAATGCAAGAAATGCAAATGATACAACAACAAATGGCACCAATGATGCAAAATCCACAGATGATGCAACAAAATCCACAAGCAATGCAAATGACTCAACGAATTAAACAGATAACACAAGATATTGAAGCAAGAAAATCTAAGTTAATTGCAGAAATGATGATTGATTATGCTAAAGAAGAGGACAAAATTAGTTCTGAAGTAGGTGGTGATCCATTGTTAAAATTAAAATCGCGTGAATTAGACATAAAAGCTAAAGCCGAGCAAGAACAAGCTATGAATAGGGAGTCAAGACTTGACTTAGACACTATGAGAGCGATGATGAACGACCAACATCACGATGAAAAGCTAGAACAGAACGAAGAACTAGCTGGACTACGTGCAGGAGTCTCTTTGGCCAAACAAACAATGTCTGATCAAAGTAAGGTTCACGATTTCGGTAGAAATTTTAAGAAAAAATAGATATAAATCAAACCTAGGAGAAAATTATGGTTAAAAAAATAAACAAAGGTCGAGACAACGTAAAAGTTGTTCCTGAACTTGGTGCAAACTCACAAGGTGAGCAACAAGGTGGGATTCCTGTAGAAATGACTGATCCGTTTACATCACAAACGGTTGTAGTTAGAGGTACAAAAAGAATGAGACCTGACAAGAGACCTGTAAAAGCTACTTGGTACTAATATGTGGTTATCGGCAATTAAATTAGCCGTTTCTGCTGGTAGTAAAATTTATGCTAACAAGCAGAGAACGAAAATGGCTATGTC